GGTGTCAAAACTTATGGTCAAAAGTACCTGGAGGTTTGACGTGAAATATGGATATGCAAGAGTAAGCACGGTGAATCAGGCTGCCAACGGAAACAGTCTGGAGGCACAGAAACGTGAGTTGGAGAATGCCGGTGCAGAAAAGATTTATATTGATCACTTTGATTGTTTCATACTCTCGAAAAACAGAGCAGGCACTCCAGATGGGGCGCCTGCTTTTTATTCGTTGATGGTGATCTGCAGACCGGACTTGAACTCGATCATGGCTCTATCCTGGTAGATAATGATCTGCCGGATGAGCTTTCGCACCATGCGCTCGTCGAACTCGGCGATAGCAGTCTGCTGATCTTTCAGGAAGACCTGCAGCTCGGTGATTCTTTTCTTCAGGTCTTCTTGGCTTCTGGCTGAGGCATCGGCCTTTTCCTTTTCTTCCCGCAGACGGAAAATCTCATCGGCGATGGCGTCGTAGTCCTCTTTACTGTTTGCTTTCCTGATGAGCTCCGTCTGCAGTTCATCGAGCCTTAACTGGATGCCTTCCGCGCTGGATGGATCGGATTCGCAGATGGCTTTCGCCATGTTTTCCTGGAGCTGATGCAGGAATTCGTCTTTTCCGGTAAGAATCTGATTGAAGGCTTTTACGGTGATGTCCTTCAGCCAATCTTCCTTGATGGTGCGGTTTGTGCAGACTTTGACTACGGAAGATGGATCAAGCCGGCTGATGCAGCGCCAGACGATAGAGGTTTTGCCGTGGATATACCAGTGGACTCTTCGGTAAAGATCGCCGCATTCTCCGCAGACGACAATCTGGGAAAAGCAGTTGTTTCCGGAGTAGACTCGCTTCTTGCCGGAAGGGGAGCGGTGGACATTTCGCCTTCGGACGAGCTCCTCCTGAACCTGCATGAAAAGCTCTTTAGGAATAATCGCTTCATGGTCGTCCTCAACGTAGTACTGAGGAAGAACACCGTTGTTCTTGACTCGCTTCTTGGTTAGAAAGTCTGTGGTGACGGTTTTCTGAAGAAGGGCGTCTCCCATATACTTTTCATTTCTAAGGATCTTATTGATCGTGGAATCGTACCATTTGGTATTGCCTGCTCCAGTGAGAATGCCGTCTTGTTCCAGGCCGCGCGCGATGGTTTTCATGGAGTAGCCTTCGAGGTATTCCCGGTAGATTCTGCGTACCACTTCGGCTTGGTCAGGATCAATGACGAGATTTCCGTTTTCATCTTTCGTATATCCTAGGAAGCGGTTGTGGTTGACCTGGACCTTTCCCTGCTGGTAGCGGTACTGGATGCCGAGCTTGACGTTCTGGGAGAGGGACTGGGATTCCTGCTGCGCGAGGGAGGCCATAATCGTGATCAGAACTTCTCCCTTGGCATCCATTGTATTAATGTTCTCTTTTTCAAACCAGACGGCGATATTCTTTTCCTTCAGCTGCCGGATGTATTTCAGGCAGTCCAAGGTGTTTCTGGCAAACCGGCTGATGGATTTCGTAATCACCATGTCGATGTTTCCGGCCATGCATTCATCGATCATCTTATTGAACTGTTCTCGTTTCTTCGTGTTGGTTCCGCTGATGCCGTCGTCTGCAAAAATCCCGGCAAGCTGCCAGTCCGGATGGTTGTTGATGTATTCGGTATAGTGGGAGACCTGCGTCTCGTAGCTGGTTTCCTGTTCATCGGTATCCGTGCTGACGCGGCAGTAGGCTGCAACACGCAGCTTTGGCTTTTCTGCCTGTTTGACGGTATTTCCTATCTTTCTTCTTGCAGGAATGATTGTAATATTTCCCATCGTTATTCCTCACTTTCAATCAGACTGTACAAGTACTCTGCACGCTTCTTAGGATTTCCGGTCGTCTGCTCCGGAGCAGAGATGGTGAACTTCGTTGCTGCAGGCTTCTTTGTTTCGGGCTTCCTGCTTGGGTGAAGCCGTCCCAGCCGCTCAGCCCGCTGAATCCGTTCTTCGTGGATCCGGTCGAGTGTTTCTTTATCAGTTATGGCAGGGTAGAAGTCATCGCCTTGGTAGTGTCTGTTTTCAAGCAACCGCTTGATCGAGGAGTGCGTGGCTTCGATTCCAGCGCCGGATGCTGCTTTTGACAAAGACATCCCGGCAAGGTAGTTCCTAAAAAGCTGGTGCAGTTTTTCTGCTTCTTCCTTGCAGATGACGGCTTTGCCGCCTTTAATCCGGTAGCCGTAGGGTATGGTTCGCATAACGTCACATCCTTTCTTTAAGCTCAAGTCCGCACTTCAGGCAGAAGGTGATTTCATGCCGGGAATGCACCGTGATATGATCGACGAATTCATTAAACAATTCGCCGTCAAACTCCTGAAGCATTTCACTTTTCTCGGCGAAGTGGAGAAGGGCTCTTGTCTTTAGCAGCACCTCAGTGACATTGGAAGCGGTGTTTTCCAGGAAGTCAATCTCCTTCCGGATGCCGTCTGAAGCAGCAAGAAGTTCTGCAGTTTCCCTGCTGTAGAGTGTCTGGTCGATGATGCCCTGCGTCATCAGGTGGGTTAAGGTCTGGCGCTTTCTTGCATTTTCCGAAAGCTGGCCTTTCAGGGCATCGATCTGGTCCAGTGTTTCTTTTCTTGCGTTATCCTTAAGGCTGTTTGCATAAGGCCTTAAGATCAGCCGGTAGGAATAGATCAGTTTGTTCATCATGGTAAGAAACAAACGCTTCAGGTCCTCATCTTTGATGGACTGCATCGGGCATTTCGTTTTTCCCTGCAGATGTGTCTTGCATACCCAGATCACAGGACTTCCGGAAGAGGAGTAGGCGATACGCCGTTTAAACGTGCTCCCGCAGCATCCGCAGAGGATCCTTCCAGTAAAGGTGTAGCGGTTTAAGTATTTCTGGCTGTCCTTTTCGATATTCTTTTCCTGCGAACGCTGCCTGATCAGGCGCTGTACGTTCTCCCAGTCCTCGCGGCTAATGATGGGCTCGTGGTGGTCTTTCACGAGGACCGCATCTTTTTCACCGCGGTTCATGTGACGCTTGAAGGAAGAGTCGGTCCAGGTCTTCTGGAAGATACAGTCTCCGGTGTATTTCTCATTGGAAAGCACGCAGTGGACAGTGGAGCGCAGCCAGACACGTCCGTTTCTTGCCGGGATGCCTTTGTCATTTAGAAGATCTGCGATTGTATCGCTTCCGGTTCCCTTGAGTGCTTCATTAAAGATGAATTGAACGACTTCGGCCTGCTTGGGGTTTACCACCATCTGTTCTCCGTTCCATTCATAGCCGTAGGGCGGGTACACCACTTTGAAGGTTCCGTTTTCAAACCGCTTCCTGGCGCTCCATTTCATGTTCTGTGAAATGGAGTAAGATTCATCCTCTGCCATGCTGGAAAGAATGGAAAGGAAGAGTTCACTTTTCATGGATCCGGTGTTGATGTTTTCTTTCTCGAACCAGATCGGAATGTTTAAGTCCAGGAGCCTTCGCACGAGGCTCAGGCAGTCCGCAGTGTTTCTGGAAAAGCGGCTGATGGACTTCGTGATCACCAGATCGATTTTCCCGGTTTCGCAGTCCGAGATGAGATGCTCCAGTTCAGGCCGGGCGGCTTTTCCTGTCCCACTGATGCCTTCGTCGTAGTAGATGCCGGCAAGCTGCCAGTCGTCTCTGGAATTGATGTAGCGTTCATAGTGGGATTTCTGCATATCCAGGCTCTCAAGCTGTGCATCGGTATCCGTACTGACGCGGCAATAGGCGGCAACCCGCAGGATTTTCTTTCTTTTGCTCGTTGCTTTTTCTATCTTTGTTATTTTTTTCAAGGTCGAAATTCCTCCTTTCCCGTGTCTATACATCACTCTGATCGCTGCACATAGCAAGGGGATGAGGAAAGATTTCCCAAAACAGGGGAGAGAAAGTTTTGAGAGTGATGTCCATAAATTTGTCATATTCGCTAGAAGTAATCAGGCCGTATTGAAGCATCTGATCAGCGATAACTTTAGCTCTCTCATAGTTGAGATCACCCTGGATCCGTTCATTCGTGTAAAAGTTGTCATTGTCTTTACTCATGGATATTTTTCCTCCTGCTTTCTACTGGAGAAAAAGATGTGTTTTGAGCAAAAAAATAACGGCTAAAAGGAGATTTTCCTTCTAGCCGTGTTAAGAAGTAATATGAAGTTAGAGAAGAGCCTTGATCTTGGCTCTGGTCTTCGGACCTGCGATGCCATCTGCGGCAAGGCCGTATTTCTTCTGGAAACTCCTCACTGCCTTTTCGGTAGATGGACCAAACAGACCATCCGCATTAAGTCCTGCTTTCATGATTTTGTTTAGGCATTTCTGGAGCCGGATGACCTGGGAGCCGCTGTCGCCTCGTTTCAGGTCGGTGGCAGGAAGGCTCTTTTTACTAACAGAAGTACTGCCTTTGTGATAGCCGTTGAATCCTCCTTTTTTGATGATGGAAGGATAGTCGATGTAGGCATAGTTCATATCGACGTTTCCACTAATCCCTGGGACCTTACCAGAGGAGGAGTACTGCCAGATGCCGTAATCCCCGCGGTAGCTGCATTTACCTGCGTACTG